GAGTAATCCGCACCGTCGCGAAGAGCGAGATTTGTGTCTCGATCCTGCGACTATGTAACTTAGGTGTTATATAGGCGTTAGGTCACTAAGCGCTGCTTGGTTCTCGAGATACTGATCCTCCATGGTGACTAGGAAGGACTGGCTGAGAACCGCTCATAGTACGGACACTGGGAGAGTAATCTCTCAGATGAAACGAACCTGTTAGAGGCCGTCTCACAGGGTGAGTGGTTGCGAGGCCCACTAGTAATAGTGGGTTTTGCACTTTTGGTGGCCGTAGAAATACGACAGCCTTTCCTCGAAGTTAAACCAGCTTGCGGCTTAATCGTGAGTTGGAGGCGTGTAGAGGGAGCGACTTATGGTCGTTCTGAGGCACATAATGAACCTCAGAGGGTAACCCCATGACTGGATGTCAAGGGCCACCATTGCCGAAAGGCGAACCTCAGATCCATCGGATCTTCTTCCATAGTCTAGGTCCCTTTAGGAGCGATAGAGCTACGTGAGGTTTTCCTACGAGAGTAGGTTGGGACGCGTAAATATGGATCTCAACTGGGGTTTAAACCCAGGAGTGAAATATGAAGCGGAAATCCTTCTTGCAAAAGAAGGGGGCCCTCATCATGCTTGACGTTGCCTATTGGCAACCTAAATGCCCACCCGGGTAGAGCATACCAATGCGACCTGCGGCCCTCATCTCCTTGGAGGTGACGGGGAACCGAAGGGTAAACGGGATTAACATCCAGATTAAGAAATTAATCTTATGCGAAACATCAGATCTCTTTACAGAGCCCTGGTGCCGCATACATTTACTTGGTCCTTCTGTGTAAAATCAGAAGCAAAACTAGCGGGCCTCCTGTTAAGGTTGGTCCCGTTAGTCTTTGGGCATCTAACTCTCTCACACGTGAAGGTCATTTGGGGATACGCCAAGAATGTAGCGAAGCTGTATAGATCGATGGGGCCCAGGGGGACCGCTATCTATCTGAAAGCCTGCTATATTGTTTGTCAACATATAGCAGGTGGGATGAAGGATATGTCTCCTTGGGCTCTAGGCGCAAATATAGCGAGAACTCGCTTTGGGATACCTAGAATAATCAACCGGCGGTGTCGCCAGGCTCTTCGGAGTGGTGACGCTGGTCAGATTCGGCTTTGGCTTTCCCTCTTCTCCTTATATCGGGAGTTAGAGTTTAAAGGATCGCTGAAACTGAAGACGATCACTGAACCTGGGAAAGATATTTCCATGTTCATGCCTCGTTGGGAATTCTGGGTCCCAATCTTTTATGACAAGATCCGGCTTATTACCGGTGACGCATTTAAGATGGATCTATCTAAGGACCTCTGGCCCGGTTTTATCCCGTTCATTCGGAAAAGCTCACCTAATTCAGGTGGGTGGTCGGCAGTAATGGCGATCCCGTGGGATGTGGCCTTATTTGGGTCGCATCCGCGTATGCAAGCAATCCTGCTGGATTGGTTGAAGACGGTGGATGGTTTAGAACTTATCTGGGGGGTGAAAGCTTTATGGAAGCTTATCGGGACTAAGGCGAGATTCGCCATGGAAGAATTTAATGCTCTTCCATATGGAACCGAAGAGTGGAAAGAAAAGTGGACGCTCAACGGAAAGTTTCCGGACGGCTCTCCCCTCTATCACCGAATGAAGGAGTCTCTGCCGACGGCTGAGATGGCACCTCCACTCCAAATGACGACGTTGTTGTCGTGGTATATAGAGTTTTATTGGGGAAAACCGCTCTGGTTTGGGCGCCTTGGGTTCAAGGAAGAACCGGGTAAGATTCGAGTATTTGCCATGGTGAATATTCTCACTCAGACACTTATGGCTCCATTGCATAAGTGGATATTTCTGAGGCTGCGTATGATCCCTACGGATGGGACGTTTGACCAGACAGCTCCAATCGAGCGTCTGCTTAAGCGTTTCCGGAAGGAGGGGGAGTGGGTAGCTTCTTATGATTTGTCGGCTGCAACCGATCGTCTTCCACTTGCGTTGCAAGTAAGATTATTGGTGCCGATATTGGGTGAGAAAATGGCAGCGAATTGGGCGTCGCTCCTAGTGGCAGAACCGTATGGTTTACCCAAGGTAGCTAAAAGTTACAACTTGGGGATCGACCGCGTTAAATACGCTGTTGGTCAACCTATGGGGGCGTTATCTAGTTGGGCGTTACTAGCGCTGACCCATCATGCCCTCGTGCAGTTAGCTGCAAACGAAGTGTACCAAAGATCAGGTTGGTTCCTGAATTACGGGATACTCGGTGACGATGTGGTCATTGCTGACCGCGCCGTTGCACAAAAGTACCTGGCGATCATGAGGGAAATTGGTGTCGAGATCAGCTTAGCAAAAAGCTTAGTATCGAACACCTCTTCCCTTGAGTTTGCGAAGCGAACTTGGATCAAAGGGCAGGATGTTTCTCCAGTTTCACTAGCAGAGATGCTAGTAGCCCTTCGCTCTTTAGGAGCGTTGGGTGAACTGGTTAACAAGAATATGAAATTCGGAGTGATCCGTCTTTCTTCTGTAGCAAGATTTTGTGGCTTCGGCTTCCGAAACTTGTCACGACTGCCAGTCGTGTTGGGTCTAGGGAACCGTCTATCAGGTCTCGTCGCTTATCTGTGTCGCCCAGGGGGGCAGTGGCCTATGCCTCTTGAGGCTTGGCTATTGTCTGTTGCACCTGGTGCAGCCGATGGTGAGCTAATCGATCCAACTCGTTGGACGATAGCGTCTTCTCTTTGGAGAAGAACCATTAGTGGGCTTTTGAATGCCGTGGTTAGGTTCGAGCAACTTTTATTCGCTCTAAGTCAGTCTAGATTCTCTGATCTGACGCTTCTGAAGGAAACTGAGGAATCGAAGGAGATGAGGTCGAAGGCGACCGCTGGGATGAAGAAGCCGAGAAAGAAGCTGGAGGAAACTCCATTCTTCTCGGAGTCGGTGAAGGAGTTCTTTGGCTTCGACAGAAATGAAGAGGCCTGGAACGAGTTCTTTACCGAGTGGGTAGCAAGACCCTATACCAATGGCCTTCGTAAAACTCACGAACAGATCGACGATCGCCTGAGAGTCTACGATCCAGGAATTTTACCCGCTTGGAATTCGTTATACGAAATTTTCACGGAAATTGGAACCTGCGAGGATGGAGTTAATCTCCTTCCGAGTAAGATCGGGTGGACTCAACGTTTAGACGATGAGAAAGCCCCTTCTGCGAAGCTAATAACTTTGTGGCGACAACTACGGAAAATCGCTCGTCGAGAGCGAATTTCGAGCGTCAGCGTGAGAGTGGGTTTCGTCCCTGAGCCGACGGCTCGGAGACGACGGCGTGGAGGTTAGCAAGACTGAAACGCTAGGGAGACCCAAAGTTCATCTTAGAGCTTAGGCTGAGCCTAATTCTCGAAGACAAAAATGTAGGGCGTCACTAAGCGCAATCAGGCCAG